TTTCTGCTGGGTGGTGTCATGGCTCCCATGTTCTAACTCGTAAAATGCAGTTCTCATTATGTATAAGATGTAGTAACCAATTCCTAACAAAAGTATAACAATACACCATATCACACTCCATACTGGATCGTTGAAGTTCTCATGTGTTCTTAGTATTAGATTCACTTGTGCCCCTTATCAAAGGGTTGCCAGTGTTGCCATCCATGTTCATGGATTAGTTGCATTCCCATTACTGGCACAACTATTAAGGCATAACAAAGACCCCCTAAGAAGAGGTCATTGTTCATTAGTGAAGAGATCATTTTTCTCTTAAAACTCTATAATCTATATTAGATACAGAGAGTGTTTAAGACAACTATTTGTTAGGATTTCAAGTCTTTCTTAGGATCAATTGCAGAAATAACTAGTGGAGCTTGTTCTACTCTAATCACCTGTGCTGGTGCTGTCTCTTTAGCAGCATCAATAAGTTCTTTCAAATCAGCTTTGGTAATACCACCACCAGCTGCAACTGCTTGTGCTTTGTAGGTTCCATCTCCATTTTTCTTTGCTGCCTGAACCCCGAAAGTTGCCAAAACTCCAGTAAAGACACTGGCAATGAAAGTTGGATCAAGTTTCTGTTCGGGAATACCAAGAGCAGGAGGAAGTTGTATGTAAGCTAGAGTGAGTATTCCACCACTCCAAACCAAAATACCAAGACGGACAAAGGTAGACAGAATAGCAAGTTGTTCTTCCTTGTCATCTGCTGCTTCTTTTAGTTTACCGAGGATACCTTTCTTTTTTGGATCTTCCTTCTTAATTTCTTCTGGATTATTTTCCATTATTGGTGCTGGTGTGGCACCAGTATTTAGAAAAAAAGGACCCCTTATTGGGATCCTTGGTATGCGGGAACCATCATGCCCCCGTCCATATCATTATCATCATCTTCCTCTTCTACCAACAATAACATGAAGATTAGAGGAACCAAACAAAATAATATTGTTTGTTCGATTACCATAATCCTGGAATGATTTGACCAGTTGTAGCATAGGCGCCGATGGCTGCCATGATTCCGAGCATTGCTGCCCAACCGTTGATGCGTTCTGCGTTTTCGTTCATGATTCCTCTCCTGTTTGTGTGATTAGTGATGCGCCCACGAAGGACGCAAATAGTATACCAGATAATGCCAGTAATGTCATCAGATAAGTCCGAAGAAAATGTTACCGGTCAATGAGTATGAGAAAATAGCAAAGAAGAAACCAATCATCGCGGAACGACCATTGAGTTTCTCTGCTTTTTCTGCATAGGATTCATAACCGTATCTTTCAGCATCAGTTTTAGAAACATACATTGTAGGTTCCTTAGCGAACAGATTGTTCTGTCCTCTTTCATTCGTAGTTACAGTCATAATCTCCTTAATGTTAAGTTATGTTATATTATATATGTTTTCTTAACATTTGTCAATATTTGTAACGGTAGGGTTTCTACTACCAATCTCTATTGTACGTGCATTTCTTTGGATGTTTGCCGCACCACTGTATAACATACGAATCAGCATCTACTTCCATAGAATAGTGAGCATGATTATGAAGTATTCCAATCATAATCAATACTCCAACAGAAATAATATTAAAGTGTGTAGCAGGATGAGTGACGATTTTTATAAAATATTTTTTCATAAAAAAAGAGGGTCATATAGACCCTCCTATAAGTTAACTATCTATTCGATCAGAAGTTATACTTAACACCCAACTTACCACCAACACCGAAGTCATCTTCATCTTCAGCGGTCAGGAAGGAAAGCTCACCATATACTCCGAGAGCATCGGTGACGGGGACGCCAACTCCTGCCTTACCAGAGAACTGGGTGTCAGTCTCTTGTCCGTCAACAGCGACGATCGCAGGACCAGCCTGAACGTAGTAGGAAGCATTACCGGCTTCTCCTTCAAAACCTACGTGGATGTCCGTCGTTGCCGCGGTGTAATCATCACCAACCCAGCCAGCATTGGCTTCGACGTTAACGTAGGGACCTGCAAGGGCAGCGCCAGCAGAAGTGAACAGAGCAGCGGTTGCTGCGAATACAGATTTAAACATTTGTTTTACCTTTTTGTCTCGTAGAGTTTAACCTACGGATGGAAAGAGACTCGACTCGTCTCTGTTTGTTTGTTTGAACTACATGCCCCCAACCTAAGTTTGCGAGGGTAGGGCACTGTTGAAAAAAATCTTGTGAGGAATTACCGTCTCACAAGTTTATTTATTATAGTAATAAATTACTAAACCGTCAAGTTTGGTTCGGTTGGTGTGAAGACGCTGACACTCTACCAAGATATGGGTCATAATCCATCAGTTCATCGACACTCATCTGTGCTCCCTTCTGTGACCAAAAGTTAAACTGAGCATCAAAGTTACCCTTATGGAAGGCATCAACGTGTTCTGGGTGGATACTAGACCCCAATGGGATGTGATATAGAAGGAGAGGGAGAGCGTAAGTATTACCTGAGTTATACAGAAGGTCATCTGCAACTGGTCGTGGTCTTACACCATTGTCCAGTTTGTATTTCTCACCGCGACAATGAAGACGAATCATCTTCTCTGCATGGTGTCTTGTGATTAGATAACAAGCAGTAGAGAACTCATTTACAAATCTCTTATGGATCTTGATATGTACATCTCCTGTACAGATGATTGCGATCTGACATACATCCCAGTCATAAGGAAGCTTACAGTAGAAATCTCTCCAAGTAAAGTTCCAATACTTGATTAGATCTAAACTACAATCATCTTCCATCATGATTGCATATGGTTCCCCACTATCATAAAACTGTTTGATAGCTTTGAGGTGTGATGTAGTGCAACCAATCTCACCAGATGACATCATCTCAGGGTATCTACCTTTGATAATATCACTCAGATCATCTTCTCTACCATCATAGGCGGACACACGAGTGTAGTTGTTGATACCCCAATACTCAAATTGATTCTCCATAAACTCACGTCTCTCTGGTTGATCATCCAGATTGATGTAGTAGATAGGACCAATACCGTTGGTCTTGAATACTGCTTTGTTCTTGTCCATTACTGAAGTCCTTCCTGATCAAACCAATTCAAATCACTTACACCCTTGTCATCAATAAACACATCAGCGTGTGGTTTACCGAACAGGAGTTCGTGATGTTTACATCCCCACTTCTTGAGTTGTTCGGTAGTAATATCTTCCATTGCTTCTTTGGCCTTTTGTCTATCATTAGGGTCACCAGCAAACCTACCCATAGCTCTCGCTGTAAAGTAAATGATGTAGTGTCCCTCATCATATAATCCATTGATACGATCTATCCTTGAGGTATAAGGTATTGCCTGATCGTATGCTCTTCCTATAGTTGGGGTACAGATTGTACCGTCAATATCAAAACAATACCTCATCAGTCTCCTTTCTGTAAACGAATACTATCATAGTCAAAGTGTTGTGTCGAGAACTCAAACAACTCTGTATCTTTTAATGCATACATTTGATGTCTCATACCTGTGGGAACATGAAACTTATCTCCTTCTATTAGAAGGATTTTGTCAGCAACCTCTAAGTTATCTTTATAAGAAAAGACAACTTCTATTGCACCACTCTGGATATAGAATACTTCATCCTTTATCTTATGATAGTGCCAGGAACACTTCTTGCCCTGAGCGATGAATAGTATCTTACCACAATAGAGTGGACAATTGACAATCCACTTCTCATATCCCCATCCTTTTGGTACAAACTTAATTAGATCGTTTGCACCTTTCGATGATATCTGTTGAGGAGTACCCTTCCCTCCTGTCAAGAAATCTGACATCTTCACAATGTTGTCGTCCGACGACATCCCCATTTCTCCAATCTCCGCCTAGTAACATGATATCAGGCTTGAACATCTCAATCAAGTTTTCCAATCCCTGACGATCGTCAAACCCTATTACTAAGTCTATGTATCTAATAGACTCTAACATGATTTTACGATCTGAGAATGTATTGATAGGTCTCAGATCTCCTTTACTTCTCTTGACTTTATCATCAGAATCAAGACCGACAATAACTCTTCCCTCAGTTCCACCAAGGGATCTGGCTACTGAGAATAACTCAATGTGAGCAGGAGTAAGAATGTCATAACATCCATTCAACCAAATAGTTTTAGTCTGGGACACTAGTTCCTCTTTTAGATACTACCTTACTTGCCTGTCTGTTGGCATACTTGATAGAACTTGCGATCTTCTTATCCTGTGAGTATCTTACCACAAGTGCTGCTAAGAAGGTATCTCCAGCACCACTAACATCTAGTGTTTCTACCTTATCTTTCACAGGGAACAGATTACCATTCCAAAATACACCATCACTACCACAGGTTTGAATTACCTTTTCACCCAAGTGTTCAACCATAATACAACTTCTTTCAGCTTCGAAGTTGTTGATCTTAATATACTTAGCATCAAATGCCCAAGTGTCCAACTCCTTTTTCGTGTCAAGAAAAACGGAACTATGGCGAGAACAAATCCACTCAATATCATCCCAGTAAATAAATCCCTTATCATAATCTGAAATGATGACATACTCGTAGTCCTCTAACTTTAATTGAAACACATCAACTCTATTAACAAACTGTGGAGTATCAACACGACTAAACATGTGATTACTTTTTTGGTCCACAAATCTATTCTTTGTGACACTCTTCCAATTATTATTAGTAACAATGTCTACTTTCTTTCTTGGCATCATGTGACATACATTCCGGTAGACATTCATAGCCATACCGGGCATCTCCTCTACATGATCTACCTCAAGAACAGGGACAGGTTTTTCGGGTGACAATCTTTTGACATCACAATAGGTGTAGATGTCTTTACAACTGTCACCAATGATTAAAATCTTCTTCATGATAGTTTGTCATACCAGTATCGTAAAAGATCCATCAGAGTTGTATCAATATTATACTCCTCTTCAAATCCTGTCATCTCTACAAGGTTAGTAGAGTCACCATGTTGATAGTGAATCTCATGTGGTCTCCAGAATGGTTGATGGATTTTCTGCTTAACACTTTTTAGACCAGATAGTTCAATCAACTTATCAGTAAAATACTGCATCTGTCGAGGAGTATCACCACACACATTAAAGATTTGATCCTTCACTTCAGGATTAATCATAGCCAAGTAATATGCTCTTACTGTATCCCTCACATCCATTACCACACGGGTTGTGGAGAGATTTCCAACCAATAGAGTTGGTTCTTGATACCCTCTCATCATCCTTGCAATCTGATAAGCATCAGAGGAGATAGAGAAGATACGACCACGACGTGGACCAGTGTGTGAGAATGCACGAGTGATGAAACCTTTCATGAATCCATTTGCAAATCTCTCTTGGAGATAAACATCAGTCGCTGCCTTGGAAGCACCATAAGGATTAGAAGGAAGAATAGTATCGTCCCAACGAATCTTACGACCATCGGCTCCAACATTCCCATAAACTTCAGATGTAGAACAGAACATCACCTTACAGTTATTCTGGAAGTCTTGAATGACTTGAAACAGGTTAGCACTACCCATCACATTAGTATCCATAGTTCCGATAGGATCACGGAAACTTGTGGGTGGGTGTGATTGAGCTGCAAGGTGGAAGACACCATCGAACTGAGTATCTTTGAAGATAGTGACGAGTGAACGATAGTTTGTCAGTTCTCCATATACAAATGTGATATCTTCATACACATCATCAGGAACAACATCACGAATGTCACTCTCCATTCCATTGGTCCTACGAATAAGACCATAAACCTCATGACCTCGTGCATGAAGAAGGTTTGCTAGGTGTGGACCAGCAAACCCAGTGATACCTGTGATTAAAAATTTCATATTACTTGATAGTCAATGTTGTCAAAGATGAAGAGGTTTCCTTTATTCACATGGTAATTATACCACGATTCCTCCATAATGCAAATACTGTTTAGAGATTTGTTATGTTCCTTTGCTGCAGAGGACATATGACTGGCTCCACTACTGAGAGCAACCAGACCAGAGCAACTACAAATGATGTCATAGTAGTCAAAGATATTATTGATAACCAGTTTCTCTAAGTTCATGTCATACTGATTATACTTCCCATCATCACCACTCAGGTCTTCAGAGAATGTTACCTCAACAAACTTCATGTCAGAATATTCACTCTGAAGTTGTTTCAGTTTATTGATTAACTTCTCCATATCATAATCAATACTTATACATGTGAAGTCAACCAGATAGACACCACTATATTCTGAAGATACTTTAGGTTTGTAGTATATCTTTGGATACTTATTGGTTGGTTGCAACCCATGAAGCTTCTCCCAGTTTGCAATACAGGTTCCAGCTACATTGGAATATTCAATCTCTGGGATATCACCTGCATTCCATTCACCTTCCTTGATACCTTTGATATAAGGATTGTGTTTCCAAATCAATTCATAGATACCTTCGTTTCTGAAAGATGAACCATCCTTCAGATATGTTTCTCTACCCTGTTGTTTGTAGAACTCTTCAGGTAATGTGGAGAATTGAATATTATCACCCAACCCTCCATGCCATGCTGCTAGGATTACATCACTCATCAGTGTACTCAAATACAATCTTCTTGGTCTTCTTACCGTTACGATCCCAACAGGTGAGATAAGTTACTTCAGCTTCAAGACATTGAACCAGATTACTGATATTCAATTGTGTCATGAGTTTACCTGTTTCTTTGTCTAGTCGTTTCATGATTCGTTAATCTTTATCATAATTTTACCAGCACTTCCACTCCTCAATAAATCAAAAGCTTCATTGATTTCATCAAGTGTAAATGTATGAGTATGTATAGTCTCATAATCCAATAGACCTTTGAGGGCGAGTTTAATATAACGAGGAATATCCTTCTCAGGATCAGTCCCACCACCTCTTATGGCACGAATAGACTTACCATCACCATCAAACATGGATACAACATTAGGAAGACATACAAGACGGTCTGGTGCGGGTTGTCCGGTTAGAATCAATCTTCCACCAGGTCTCAATCTTTCAAATGCTGCAGAGATAACATCAGGAATACCAGTTGTATCGATAATAACATCACATTTATTTGGGAGATATTGAATATCATACACAAAACAGTCTGCTCCTAGTTGTGAAACTAGGTCAAACATACTTTGATTTATATCCACACCATAAATGGGTGATGCATTCTTCATCTTGGCTGCTTGGATAAGGTTCAACCCTACACCACCACAACCAAGAATAGCAACAGACTCACCGAACTTCAGTTCACATTCATTGTCAACAATACCCAGAGCAGTGGTGAGACTACAACCAAGCATAGCAGCGAGAACCGAAGGGGTTTTGAGATCAATCTTAGTAACACGATTTTCAGATACGATAGAGAACTCACTTAGGGTAGTAATCTTTCCACTAGAGATAGTCTTACCATCCAAAGTATATGAAGGGGAAGATGATTCTATACCAGAACCACGGTGACAATGCATAACAACTTTGTCTCCAGGTCTTACGGTAGTGACACCAATACCCACACTCTCAACGATACCACAACCCTCATGACCTATCAAGTGTGGTAGAAACTTTTCGTTACCTTCATGACCTTTGATCTGACGAAGTTGTGCTCCACACAACCCACTTACCAATACTTTTACTAATACCTGACCGAACTTAAGTTCAGTTAATCCTACTTCTCTAAGTGCAAGAGGTTGATTTAGTTCTTCAAGAACAACGGCTTTCATTTCTCTTCCTCAGAATAATTTTATCACTCATAATCTGTCATCAATACTCCATCTAAGTGATCAATCTCGTGTTGAACTATACGAGCTTCAAGTGATTTTAGTTTCCACCTTCTATATTTACCACTCAAATCTTGAAATGATAATGAGATTTTACTGGGTCTAATAAGTTCAACGTACTTACCTGGAACACTCAAACATCCCTCTTCAATTTTGACGACATGATCTGAATACCACTTGATAGCCGGATTGATCATCTCTTGTATGTCACCATACTGAAGTTTAACCACAATGACTCTGATATTTCTACCAACTTGAGGTGCAGCTAAACCTACACCATTAGCATCGATCATTGTTTCTTTCATAGACCCAATGAACTCTCTAATTTCATCATCTAAAATGACAGAACAAGATATCCTTTTCAGTATCTCATCACCATCATGTAGGATGTCTAAAATC